TTAAAGCAGATGTAATGCCTTTACCTAAAGCACCGACCCCGTAGGTAAGAGCCGCCGACTTCATGGCGTCTCCCCACGATCCTCCCTGTAGTTTCGAGGCTAGACCAGACGCGATAATCCCGCCAATACCGGGGGCAATCATATTTCCTACGATAGGCGCCAGGACAGGGAGGGTTTTCTTGAAGACCTTTCCGATAGCCTTGAATATCTTCTTGAAGAAGAATTCCGGCTGACCGGTGATCGGGTTACGGGAATTAAGAGAGTTACCAACGACATAACGATTGGGGTTATCCACCCCCATCATCTTCATCTGCCGAAAAAGGTCGTCCTTCAGTTTGGGATTCGCTTCAAAAATCTCCTCCGGAACAATGGTTTCTCCTTCCGACGCATGGACTATGTACTCATCGCCATAGCGACCAAGGGTTGCCAAACCATTTGCCAAAGCCTTCGCAGTAGGCTCACCGGAATATTTGGGGGAAGTATGTGCCATTATCAGGAAATCTCCAGCACGCTCGCAAAAGCATAAATTTTCGACGCTGTGTCACAGTTGAGTATCAGCGTGTCACCGGCCTCAAGAACAAACGGGCCTGCGAGGGACGTGTCTGCGAGAGTTCCTATGCTGTTCTTCTCTAACGTAACCGTTACAGAAGCGGAACTGTCGGTAATCTTCGGGTACACTACTATAGTTCCAGAATGACTATTATACAATCGAATGTTTTTAACAAGGGCTTCTGTGGCACTCGGACAGGTGTAAATAGTGACATCTCCTGTCGAACCCACCAAAGAAGCGATATTTTTGTATGCCGAGGCCATCAGTTCATAAACCAGTTAATACCGTTGGTGTCATCTTCACCACTGATAACCGAAGGCAGGTCAACGCGGGTAAGGGCACCCTCAACAGTGTGAACCAGACGGCTCATCAAGTTCCTGTCATACACCTCGGGAATTTGCGGGAGACTTGTTTCCAGAAGTTTGACCATTACCTTCTGCCGTCCAACTGAATGTCAAACCGCACATCACCCAGTGTCCATGAGACATCTGACGCGCTACTTTGGACACGCAGGACGGCGGAACGAGATCGCGACCTTACATCTGACTGCGTTGTGGTACTTGTAACAGCGTTGGTGGAATTCGTGGTCAGGCTTTCCCCCGGATAATTTCGTGTTTTCAGCACGTAATCCACACCATCACCAGCCGCACTGGTTATATCGATATCCGGTATAATACGTTTTATAAAAGCAAACTTGTCGCCATCACCTATGTCAAATACCGAAGACTCGATATATGACGACATTGCTGTACCGTCATTCGTGGTCCCTGATTCATGGTCATAGATATAATTACTGCTGCTCACGGTACCTGCACCACGAGGTTTGCCGAATAAGCCAATATCAACCCAGGCTGTCCGGGACAAGGAGCCGATATCCCAGGCTCCTTCTGCATAATTGAATTTAACGTAGCGGTCAATTTCAGTGCTGTCTGAGGAGCAGTAAAACCAGAATATTTCGTCAAACATCCTGTTGGAGGCGGCAAAAAACCTCAACCTCTGTTCCAGGTTGATGTCGTCAAAAACGTATCGAAGAAGAGTGCAGGGAATCATTTGAATTTGCCCCGCATACATGAAGAAGTTGTCCGTTTCCATCCAGAACACACGATCGCCGGCAGACACCACCGCGTTTGGAGCGATAATTGAGGAGTTGCTGGCCAGAAGATTGAAGGAAAAGGTGAAAGGAGGGCCCACAAAACGCATACTGTATATGGACGCATCCGTCCATATCAGAATCTCCTGACGTGTCTTGATCGCCGTAATGATTTCGGAGCCGGACGAAAGCCGCTGGGAACCTGCTGTATTGGTTGCCGTAGGTGTCCAGTCCACGGCGTTTTCCTGATCTGACCAGCGTACAAGTAAAGGATCCTGAGAGGTAGTGTTGATTGTGTTTGGAGCCAGACAAATAACATGGCGATCTGTGTCCGACACAATTACCTGACGGGCAGTGGTCGGTGCATCAGAAGCACCCGTCTGGCTGCTCAGAGCCGTGGCTCTCGTACCCAGACCTAATGTCGCGTCCCAGTAATATATGTTGTCATCCCGGACATTCATCAACAGGTCTTCGCCCCAGTTGTCCTGTGACCATAGGCGGGTCGCACCGGCTGTGAAGGGTAGTACAGCATACCCCCACCCGTAAAAACTATTGGCCTCTTTAACAAGAGCGCCACTGTTATGGGCAGCAGCAGTGGTGCCTCGGGTACCGCGAACAACACCGCTGTCCAGGGTATTGGTTGTTTTTCCTGTGTATTGAATTAACTCGTCATCAATCTGTATCAGGCCGACGAAAGTTGCTGTAGCGCCACTGGAATGCGTTGCCGTGGTTGTGCCATCGGCCCCCCTTGTAATATCACCGAGAACGGTACCGGAATTGGTGTTGTATGTGATTTTCTCACTATCTATCTTAATTGTGCCACTGGTGGGCATTCCGGAGGAGTCAGCTAAACCAATCGTTGTGTCTACAACAGTAACAGCGGCACTTGTGGTAGTGGAATCTGTTTCAAAATCGGAGGCGGAGGTAAGGAGTATTGAAGTTGCGCTGTCGTTTATGCCGCCATCTAAAGTAGTCTGGGAGTAGGTGAGTGTTGAACCACCCCAAAAGCCAGCGCCCCATCCCACACCTAAAACCGAAGTTTCGACACCGCTATTGATCTGGTAGTTAGCAATGACTGAGGCTCCTCCACCAGCGGTAGATCCGGAAGAAGCACTTCCCCCTGTGTCCACTTTGTAACTACCAGCCGACACAACCTGCGTTATGAGGTGTTCCACGTTTATCGTGGCCGCTGTGATTCCATCTGTGGCTGTGGCACCGCTGAAAGTAACATAATCACCCTCGGTTGCTCCGTGCCCGGCAGCAGTTACCGTAATTTCTCCCGAACCCGCACTGCCCGTGGTAATTGGGTTCGTTCCAAGCGAAACTGTACTTCTGATCGGGGTTATGTCGTTGTAGCCGTCACCTTGCCCGATATAGAATTTCTGGTTGGTGCCAATCCCCATGAGTTTCAGGGACCTGAGAGTAATCCATGCGTTTAGAGATCGGGGAGTTCCCACTAACGAGGTAGCACTCGTTTTTACCCAACCGCCCAGTTTTTCAGGACGCCCCTTCCTAAAACGTATCAGGTCGGAATCAAACCAGCCCTGTTCGTTCGCAAAAGAGGTGCTCTCGCGATTAATTCCGGGTTTGAACTGAACTTTGGTAAGTGGCATTAGATTGGCGGCTGCTTTTCCATCTCTGCCCGAAAGGCATCTCTCACCTCATCAGTCCAGAGAGCTTCAGCCACTGCCTGAACCGTCGAGTCCTGATCTGTCAGGTCCGTGGGCGTGTGAGTCCAGCTATCGCTGTCTTTATCATAGACGGAGACGAGGGGGACAAGCGCATGACGATGAGGGATTCTTGAAATTTCCACATCTTCTTCGCGGATTACTGTGTCCTCGCGGACAGAAATCGCCCCGGTTTGTGGATTAGTGTCCACCTTGAAAATTTCGGTCTCCTTGGTAATAGCCATTTCTTCCTCCTATACAATATACGTTCCGGAAAAATACAGGTAGCGGCTCGCTCCCGCATTGTGCATGACTTCTGCCCATGCCGCAGCGCTTGGCGAGGTATAAAAAGCCACGTACGGCGTGGTTGTGAAATACGGCGTAATGTTGGTGTTGGTGAAGGTGCCGATGGTGTGAAGAGCGACATTGCCGGTAGCCTGACTGGCTGATGGTGTGAACGGCAGTCCAGTTACCCGTACACCACCTGAGGCACCAGTAGTGGTGACACCACCAAAGTTTGCGGTCACATATACCAGCCGACCAATTTTAGTATAAGTGCCGGAGACAGTCACTGATGAATCTGGATTGGTTGTAGAGCCTTCGAGCGCCGCCGTCCAAGTACCCTCTTCGTAGTCATCGAGCAAATTGGTTGCGGTGGCGGAAGTGACGCCCAGATATACCCCCTTACTGGCTGTGCCGAAGAAAAGATTACCGGCTGACACCTCAACATCCGATTGACCGGTGGCGATCTCAAGGACGGCACTATTCGTGTCATTTCGGATAGTGATGTCATTGGTTGTACCTTCTCCGGTCAGGATGAGTCCTGAAGCGGCTGTCCAACCCATAGCCGCGTCATCCCCGGCAGAGGTGTCCCCATCAGCCTTAACGGTTGCGGCGGTTACATCCCCGACAATATCAACGCTAGTGCCACCCGTAGCGATTGTAATTACATCTGCATCAGCATCATTCTTGATAGTTACGTCGTTAGTGCTGCCTTGTCCTGTGAGAATAAGTCCCTCTGCCGCCGTATAACCCAACTGTGCAGCAGCACCGGCAGAAACGTCTGAGTCAGGATTTAGAGTAGAGGCGGTGAGCGATCCGACAATATCAATACTGGTCGTGCCTGTCGCTATCGTGAGAACAGGACTATCCGCATCATTCTTGATAGTTACGTCACTGGTTGAACCCTGCCCTGTAAGGATGAGCCCCTCGCTGGCTGTCCAACCCATAGCCGCGTCATCACCAGCGGCAGTATCTGTCGAAGCTGTGAGAGTCCCTACCTGAAGATCCACTAAAGCATTTGTAACAGCCGCCCCAGCTCCCGCACCGTCGCAATAAACAATAACATTCTTGCCATTTTGTACCGTAACATTGGCTCCGGAACCTTGCGAAAGAACAACAGAATAGGGGCCACCGGAACCGGAATCTGTAGTGGCGTTCTCAATAATAAACCAAGCTGGAGTCGTATTTGGAGCTATTGTAACCGTGCAATTTGAATCCAAAGCTCCTGTAAATTTAATCGCTCGATACATACCGTCCTGAAGATTTTCTGTCCCGGATTCCGGAGAAGCCTCTCGAACAGTTAGGGTATGCGTATCTGCATTTGTTGTTATGGCTACGGCCTTGTATGACGCTAACCGGTCCACAATGTCCCAGTTATGGTTTGAGGTAGTACCCCAAGTACCGGCCTGTTCTCCAGAACCTATTTTTTCTAAGCTAAAGCCTGTTGTATATGTAGAAGCCATAATCTTTTCCTATGCCGCTATATCTGTCCAATCCGGAGTCTGCGAGCCATCAACCTCGGACCAACCGGGTGTTTGTGAATCATCAACCTCGGACCAACCGGGTGTTTGTGAGCCATCTACCGCAGACCAACCGGGAGTTTGTGAGCCATCTACCGCAGACCAACCGGGAGTTTGTGAGCTATCAATAAGACCCCAAACATTGGTTTCTCCAATAATTCCTGTCGCCGTAACGCCTGTAACCGTAATAGAGCTTGCGCCCGTGACCGTAACAGAGCCGAGAGAACCTGTCGCCGT